TTTATTCAGTTACTTACCTAAAACTCTACTTGCTGCACCTGGTCCAAATATTGTATCAAACTGTTTTGACGCTACATCTTTATCTGCTCTAGATTTTAACGCATTAATTGCTGCTGCGGTAGGTACTGGGTAATTTACTGGAGCATCTGCAACTGGTTTTTTGCCTCCAGGAACTGCAGGTTTATCCACTGGGGTTTCGTTAACTGCCGCTGTTTTACCCAAAATATCTAGTGCTTCTTTAGGCAAAATACGTTTAGCCTCAAGCTCGGCTGCACGGTTAAATCCAGCTGGGTCCTTACGATATAGTTGACCAAACTTATCTTGTTTAAGCATTTTTTCCTTGACATCATCCAAGGTGTCTTTATACAAGGTTGCATACTTAAGGCGTAAATTAGAATCCCTAGTGGCTGCTGCTAAACCAGCATTAGATCTAGCATTAAGCATACCAAGCTCTTTGGCATCCATCTGACCTAATGAAGTAGTCAAGGCGTTTTGCAGTGCAACATCTCTGCCAAACTTAGAGGCTTCTCTCTTTTCAACTTGACCCAATAAAGCTCTCTTCATTTCGGCTTCACTTGCCTTGCCTTTTGCATAAGTTCCTAGACCAGCTTCGCCAGCCTCGCCTAATTCAGCAAGGAAATTACCACGTTTTGTAGGGTCAGAGCTTCCCTTCATTAATGCCAAACCAGTATTAGTTAAAGCTGCGTATGGGTTCATACGGGCGCTTTCAGCTACTGATTTGCGAAGTTCTTCCTCAGAAGACTTGGATTCTTTAAATGGATCTTGGTCTTCAAACAGACGTTTGAACAATGCGCTTTCTCTTTCTTGCAACATTCTTCTACGTTCTGCAGTGCTATCAGATAGCTTTGGATCTTTAAGGTTTACTATACCTCTGTCAGCAAAAGCCACGATACCGCCACCAGCTCCCGATGCCATCTCGTCTGGAACCATATCGCCAGTACCAATAGAGGCAATACCAGAACGCCCTAGGGCTGGAGCCATGATCTGGTCTGTCTCAGGGTTCATAGCCATTCTGCGGTGCAACATAAGCAACTTTTCAATCTCAGCTGCCAAAATAGGGTCGGTAGTTGGGTTGTTTAACATTTCTGTTAATTGCTCGGTAGACATCATGGAGATGTCACCGCCACCTGCATAAGTTAAACCGCCTTCTTTGTATCCTTTAGCAGCCAATAAACCGCCATCTTTCCTTCCTGGAGCGCCACCAAAACCACCAGACATGCCGTAGATACCCAGAGCAGACATACCTAAACCGCCAAGTTGAGATACAGCGCTGGGAGGCGCAGAATACATAGCCTGTGAAGTCTGGGATAAAGGAATACCACGGGTCATATCGGACATAAACGCCAGCTGCTGGTATGGGTAGTTCTTTTGCTTTAGGAAGTCCTGATAAGCAGTATCCAAGCCTTGTTGCGCTTGTGCTTGTTGGATTGCTCCAACTTGTTGTTGAGCTTGGTTGATGCCCATCTGCTGACCATACTGGGTTTGACCCAATTGACCCAATGTTGAAGCTGCTTGTCCTGCCTGACCAAAGCCTTGTAACTGACCTTGTAGCCCTTGTAAGCCTAGACCAGCACCAAACTGTTGAGCTTGTTGAGCAGCTTGGAAGGCGTTTTGATATCCAGAACCAATGGCTGCGTTCATAGCCATGTTCTTGTTACGTTCATTCTCAGACCGCATTAATGCTTCACGAGATCCACCAAACGCACCAGCACCAGTTGCTGCTCTCTTCTGTTGTAAACCAGTAATGTCATACTGGCGATTCATTTCAGCCAGTTGTGGCTGTAATGCGTTCTGTATATACGGGGACATATACGCCTGTTGAGCGTATGGATTGGTAGCTTGGTTAGCGTATTGCTGACCTACTTGACCCATTTGACCAGCCGTTCCAATAGAACCTAACCCAGACGCAGCAGCTAATCCACTTCCTTCTCCTATTTGTGGTGCTACCTGCATATTTTGTACGTTTTGGAAGGCTTGTTGCTGAGTAGGATTAAAACCAGCAATACGCTCACCGCCATAAGTTTGATATGGATTCTGATTAATATCAGTTAAAGCCTCAGTCTGCCCAAGCATTTTCTCGACATACGGACGAGCATATTCAGGGATTGATGTATTGGAAACTGTTTGTTGCGCTGGGGCTTGTCCGCCACCACCGCCACCTTTGCCGCCGCCTTGAGGAGATCCCAATGGCAACAGTTTTCTTTTCATTCCTAGTAAGTTCATTTTTTGCGCTCCTTGATCCAGCGGCAGTCAGCTTTATTCATTTCCAAAACTACTAAATCTCCACCGTCATCATGCATACCTTCTAAGCGCACAACTTCAGTGAATCCTAACTTCTTGTCATAGTTCATAGCCCTAGTATTAAGGCTATTAACTATAGCAATTATCTTTTCTACGCCTAAAAAATTAAAAGGGTAATCAAAAGCGCAAAACAACAGTCCTTTTGGGGTATACGAATCTACTAAGTTTATAACGTGCATCTGGCAAGTTTTTCCTATAAAAGCCGTAAACCCTACTACCCATTCAATTTTATTCTCTTCATCTACCCAAAACAAGGCTTGTAAATCACCACAAGGTTGAACGCCAACATGTTCAAGCAATATCTCTGCTGCTTTTTGCTTGGCTTCAAATGACTGGGCGCTCTGTAACATTTATGCTAGTAAGTGTTTCTTAGCCTTTGTATCTTTTGCTATGTTCTTTTTACCAATGGTCTTCTTACGACCAGCTTGAATATTATCCATCATGGCATATAAACGTTTGGCGCCAGCATCTGTAGATCCATTACCAATCTCGGATACGATGCGGGCTGGAATAACAAACTCCCCATCCGCTAATCTGGCTGGCTGTTTACCTGCAATCGTAGCTGGAATGTCATCAGAAACACCATCTCCAGGGCCACGCAATAAACGACCACCGTCTGAATACCCGCCTAGGCTATTTCCCATGACATCACCGCCCATGGCATAACCCTGATAGCTTTGTGCCGCTGCTGCCGCTTCTTCTGCCGCCTTTTGATCCTGCATCGCTTTAAATGAGCTTAACTGAGACATAGAAGGAATTCCAGCACCATAACGCTGGTTCTTTGCATCATAGCTAAAGAAATTAGGATTAGCAGCTTGATATTGCGGAGTTAATGAGGCAACCAAATCAGCAGGTAATTGCTCTACTGGTGCTGCTGGTGCAGAGCTAGGCAATCCAGAATACCGCTGTGTTGCAGCATCATATGTAATGCCACCTTCAGCCATAGTTACCCCTGAGTATGGACGTGTCTGCGAGTTATAGTCAGAACGAATTATCTCTGCAGATACTGGCATCTGGGTAGGGGTAGCAAAACTAGTAACAGGTTGTTGACTCTGAGGATACATATTATCCTGACCGCCCATGACATTCTGAGACATGCGCTCAACTGGACCGCCTATTGCCATCAACCCGCCAGCTGCAGCAGCTGTTGGAACGTTTGGGTTTGGAGTACCAGAACGTGCTGAGTATGGAGTTAAGGCTGTGTACTTTTGGTCAAAATAGTTACGCTCCCTTGTATCCATAATAGGCATACCAGCTGCATCATATTGAGCTGTAGCATATGGCGAAGGGAAGTTTCCAGTAGCTGCAACTGGATTTGAACTAAATTCATAAGGACGTATCATGCCAGGATCAGTTGGAGCATTAGCTCCTTTACTTTTTCCGCCTAATAATTGCATAGCAGTTGTGCCAGCTAAACCATAGCCTAGCATTTGTTTGCCAGTCAATCCCTGAGCTGCAATTTTTGCGGCTTCGTTTTTAGCTGCTTCTTGTGCTGCATATTGCGTTGCCATACCAGCTGTTGTTGAACCTTCTGCTACTGCTGCTGCATCTAATAAAGCAGCTGCTTCCATAGCTGGTGTACTTGTAGCAACAGTTGTTGCAGCAGGTCCAATAGTACCTGCACCAGTAGCAGTAGTACCAGCAGCAGTAGTGCCAGCTGCCGTAGTACCAGCTCCAACTCCCATTGCATTTAAACCAAAGGCGCCAACGCCACCAATAAGACCGCCAGTAAGCATGCTGTTAAGAATATCGCCATCTCCAGTAATAGCACTATATAAACCACCTACGCCAGCGCCAATTAAAGCGCCACCGCCAATAGTTGCTGCTACACCAGTTAATCCAACTGCCGTGCCTACTGAGGCTGCTACCGCAACAAAAGCCATATTAGTTTCCTTCCTCTAATAGAGGTATTGAATTGTCTACGCACATATCCTCTAGTTTCTGTATATCTGTTTCTGGTGTTGAATAAATGTTTTGAAACACTACTGTTTCTATTATGTAAGCTACTTTGCGTCCTGGTTTAGCCATAAACGTCATAGGAGCTACTAGCTCTTTCTTTGAGCCATCATCTTGTAGGATCAGCATACGTCCAGAGACCATATTGCACAGATGCTCCATGCGATGCGGTTTACCAATAATTAGAGCGCCAGCAGGCATGGTTACTTCTTTAATGTAAATATTTGGTCCAAAGTGATGCTTTTCTTCGCATTTAACCTGTGGTTGAGCAACAGCAGTATTGTACAAAGTACCAAGTTGCTTCTCTAAAAGAGAGGCTGTCTTAGGCTTTGTTGCAACTAATGTCATATTGTTGCCTTGAATTTGTACTTAGGATTGTCTGATTCTTCTGGTGTTGCACCCAGTTTTTGGAGCATTTGAACAGTAATTGGCGCTGGAACAGAATCATATACAGTATTAATTCCGTTATCTTTCAAGTACTTATAAAAGTATTGCATATCGTTTGCTAAGTCTTGCATAGTTCCGACTGTAAAGAAATGAATCTGAGCAACTCCTTTACCTAACGGCTTAAATCCCATAACAGAGCTTTCAAAAGGAATAAGCTCTAGCCCATTAGCAATTTCTTTTTTAACACCTTCCATTGCTTTTTCTACTGGCAAACCTGCATTTTTAAAGTAATGAGCAATTACTTTCATTACTTGGGTCTGTTTAATCTGTTCATTAGCACCAGCCAAACCGCCTTTGGCAAACTGCTGACCAGCTGGTGGCTGCATTGGAGCCATTGGAATAGGCGTACCTTGACCGCCAGACTGTTTGGCTAAAGTCTGGGCTTGATATTGTTCGGTAGGAACTAAGCTGTCAAAGAATCCCATATATGCCTCACAAGGTTGAATTGATTGAAGTTTATCATTTAAACAGTTGTTCCACTAGCGTTTTTCCATACAGTACCGTTCCACCAAATGGGAATTCCAAGGGTAGTGTCAAAGTAGTATTGCCCAACCTCTAGATAGTCTGTTGGACGTAAAGCAGTAGTTCCAGCTGCAGGTATTGTTACGTTCTGTGTAAAGTTATCAATTTGGTTGAAATACAGACGTAAAGCATTATTAAGCTGGTCAATATACTGTTGCTGGTACTGCGCAGGAGCAATCAGCAAATTAGGTGCTTTTGACGGGCGTAATGGTGTATTAGCCATTATCTACGTCCGTCATTTCTAATATCAATACGAGGGCTGCCCAGCTGCCAAGCTACGCCTAAAGTGGTTGACTCAATCCTAAAGCTCATCTGACGGGCACGAAGACGGGTATATACCTGACCATCAAACTCTTGAACGTCATAAGTGCCTCTACTGGTGTAGTTTTGAGTGCTGGCTACTTGTGGGCTATCAGCCAGTCCGTAAGGAGCGCCAGAATTTCTGCGTGGACGGATTGTCATAGTGACATATGGCTGGTTTGCATTTGAGCCGTTAAATGTTACGTCTGGCAATATACGCCATACAAAACCAAAGTTATGCCCATCACCAATATCAAAATCAGAAGATTGAATATGCGCTGCAATCGGTATTGGGGTTAACCCTGATACATCATCTACGTTAGCTTCGTGGTAAAGAACACGATAATTTACAGTATCAGCTGCCATAGGAAATTGACGTAAGCCTGAATCTAGCCAAGCAGTGCGAGACATTGTGCCATACGCCCATGTGCGTTCAATGTAGTTGTAGATTACATAACTGTCAATTACGTTGCTTTCACTAGAACAATAAAACCACCAAACTTCGTTATAGCCTTCATTAGATCCAGCAAACACTTGGAATGATTGGTCTTTATTAATGTCATCAAAAATGTACTGCCATAATGCGCATGGAAGGGTTTCAACACGGCCTGAGTATGAGAAGAACTTATCTGTGCCCATCCAGTAGGTTACGTTGTTTACCGTAATTGAGGCATTAGGAGACATGATGGTAATGTTGTCTTGCAACAACTGAAAGCCCCAGACATAAGGCGGTCCTAAATACTGCATAGAATAAATAGCAGCATCAGACCAAACCAAGATCTCCTGACGGGTTGATCTGGCGCACATAATAAATGAGCCAATGTTTAGGCGGTATTCACCAGACTGGTTTGTTACTGCTGGAACCCATTCAAACGGATTTTCTTGGTCGGACCAGCGTACTAAAAGAGGATCAAATGGAGTTTCGGAGTCTGCTGGATCGTAAGTATTTGCACCAAAAGCAATAGCAAAACGTTGAATAGACGAACCAATAATCTGGTTAGTGTTATTAGGTACAAAATCGCCATCAAAACCAGCGTTATCCGCAGCGGTGCTTAGTGCAATAGCTCTTGTACTTACGCCAGCAGTAGCATCCCAGTAATAAATAGCGCCGCCACGAGGGGCAATTAGTAAGTCTTCACCAAAGTTGTCATTGGACCATAACCGTAACTGCTGACCAATACCCACAGCTGCTGCAGCGCCCCAGCCCCTTACAGGAGCTACAGGAGTCGAAACCACAACCGTGCCGCCCGAAGCCGCAGTTGATGTAGTTGTTGCTGCAGTTAAATTGCTAATACTAATAGTGTAGGTATTAGCCCCAGTATTTGCTATTGGAAAAGACTTAAGCATAATGGCTTTATTGATACCGCAGGGATCAGTTGCAATACTATTAAAGTAAACATAATCGCCAGTAGTTAAGCCGTGAGCCGTTTGCGTAACTGTAAGTATTTGAACGCCAGTGGCTGCACAAGTAAATGGATTAGTA